CCCGATGTTGACCGACACGCAGCAGCAGGCGCTCGACGAGGCCTCCGGTGGCAGCACCGAATCGCTGCCGCCCGCACCAGTGTTGCCGCTGCAGTACTCCTCGGTCGCGGGCCTGCCGACTGCGGTCGCGAACGCGGTGACGCGCCTGGACGAGGCAAGCCACGACGCTGCCGAGAAGCAGGCGCGGGTCAACCAGCTGCGCGAGTCGAACATCGCGACCGAGGAGCAAATTCAGTCCGCGGAGAACGCGCTGGCGCAGTCCGAGCAGCGCAAGCAGCAGGCCGCCCGCGCACTCACCGAGGCGCAGATCAGCGCGGGGGAGAAGCAGGCCAAGCAGCTCGAGCAGGTCGGCGGCGCGGTCGAGGAGTTCGGCGCCGGACTGGATTCGGACTTCGGCATCTCCGACGGTCTGGCGGGGATCGCGGACAACCTGGTGCGGTTCGTTGGCGCGTTGGCGTTGGCGGGCCCGATGGCGATGCTGAACAACATCTCGGCGGCGAACCCGAACCAGGGCAGCGGCATGCTGGGGATGCTGGCCAGTTCGGGCGCGTTCGGACCCGAGTACATGCCGGGGTATCAGGCGGCGTACAGCCCGTCGGCGATGGGCCCGGCAGCGCTGCGACCAGGCTACACAGGCTCGATCCCTGGCGGTGCGGGTGGCGCTCCGACTGAAGATCAGATCAAGCAGATCGCAGCTGCGTTCGGACTGGTGGTCACTTCCGAGGACCGCCCCGGCGACGATGGGTATCACGGGCAGGGTAAGGCCCTCGACATCGGCATGCCCGGCGGTGGCGACAAGACCCCGCAGATGCAGGCGTTCGCCGAGTACATGAACGCCAACTTCGGCTCGAATCTACTGGAACTGATCTACGACGCACCCGGCTGGGCCGGAAATATCAAGAACGGCAAGGGCACTGGTGCGTTCGGAAACGTCTACACGATGGATCAAGCTGGTTACCATGGCGATCACGTGCACGTTGCAGCGGACTGGGGCAAGGGCGGCGGCGGCCTGCAATCCAGCACTGGCGTGGTTCCTGTCAACGTCGTCAACGGCGCGAGCATTGCGGAACCGATCGGGTCGGCGATGGGGCAGTGGTCGGCCGACTGGAACGCCATCGCACAGGGCGAGTCCGGCGGTAACTGGGGCATCAACACGGGCAATGGCTACTACGGCGGTCTGCAATTTTCGCAGCCGTCATGGGAAGCTGCCGGGGGGTCGAACTACGCGCCCCGCGCCGATCTCGCTACCCCGTACCAGCAGGCCCTGACCGCCGAGAATCTCCTGTCGATGCAGGGGCCGGGCGCGTGGCCGAACACGTTCGTGCCGGGCAGTTCTGGCCCTCTACCCCCGCTCGGCAGCATGCCCGGAGCTGGTGGCCCGCTCGGGCTCCCGGGTGTCGGCATGCCGCAGAGCGCAGGCGCGGGCCAGTACGGCGGTGGCGGCATGGCGTACCCGGCTGTCGGCGGCGAGGGCGGCCTGGGCGTGTCGGGCATGGCGATGGACGCCGTGATGGCGGGCACGTCGGCACTGGACTTCATGGCCCCGGGCGCGGGTGCCGCGGCCAAGGTGGGTGTGCAGCTGCTCAACCTGTCGCTCAAGCAGGCGGGCAAGCTCGCGGGCATCGGCGTCTCGGGCGTCATGGAAACCCTGTCAGTGGGCGACAACCCGATGGGCTCAATCGGCAACTCGTGGTTCGGCAAGCTCGCCGGCGGCCTGGCGGGCGCTAAGCCTGCGCTACCGAACAAGGCGGGCGGGCCGGCGCCGGGCGGTGACCCGAGCAAGCAGCCCGGTGGTGGCGGGCCCGCAGGTAGTGCTCAGGCTGCCGCGCTGAAGGCCGGCAACACGGCGAACATCACGATCAACAACCAGGGCGCGACGCCGGACCAGAACGGCAAGGACGTCGCCGCGCACACCGCCGCCATGTGGGCGCCGACAGGCCGCCAGTGACCGCACCCGAGAAGGTGCGGCTGCCGTCGGGGCCGATCACTCCGCACGGTGTCTATCACCTAATGAAGGGCGACCAGCCGGTCGTCTGGCTGACGTCGCACGACGGCACGGTGATCACCGACCTCGTCGGCCCCTGGTCGACGCCCGACAAGTACGAGGCCCCCGAGTGTGTGCAGCTCGGCGACTCACCCAAGGGTCTGATCGCGGCGTGGACGTCGATTGACCAGCAGGGCGCCAACGAGGACGGCAAGACGTTCATCGACGCCGCGAACGAGGCGCTGGAGATCGACCTGCCGGTGCGGTGCGTGGCCCGCGACGGCGTGCACCTGCGCCGGGTGATCAACCTGCTGATCGGGTCGATCGACTCGATCCGCACCGCCACGCTGCACTGGTGGACGCCTGATCAGGGCTATTGGTACACACCGGTGCGCTGGTTCAAGCCGCCGCCCGAGGGATTTCAGATCGGCGGCCAGCAACGCGTCTGGGAGTGGACGCTGCGCCTGCGCGGTGACGGCGGGTTCTGGCGCGGCCTGCCCGATGTCGACGAGTTCCGTTTCGCCTACGACGCGATGCGCGAGGACTTCGACGTCGACTACCCCGACAGCCTGGGCCCGGACTGGCCGATGCGCCTCACCGGTCGCGGCGGGGGCTACCCGTACGTGCATCGCGGTGCTGCCCGGTGGCGGGATCAGCCGGGGTTCCTCACCGAGGGTCGCACGCTGGTGGCCGGCCCGCGCCGCGACTTCGAGACAGAGACCAACAACCAGGTGATCGAGGTCGACCTGGCGTCGCTGCTGGCGTTCGGCGCCGCGGTGGACGTGTTCGGCCGCATGGGTCGCCAGACCGACGGCGCGTGGAACGGCTACGGCACCCGCTACCGCATCGTGGGCTCGACGATCCAGTTGCACGCGATCAACAACTACGTCGAGACGCACATCAACACGTGGCTCAACTTCGTGCCGCCGCTGCCGGGGGAGACCTGGTACTTCGAGTTCGGCGACGAGGAGGGCAACGAGCGTGCCCACCGGGTTCGCCGCGGGTTCTTCAACGGCTCCGTGACGGCGTTCAAGGCCGAGGACGAGGGTGCCGTGGCCCAGGTTGGCCCGAACTTCCGCGGCGTCGGCTGGGGCAGCTACGCGACGGGTTCATGGATCGGGCAGGGTGACCCGGCGGCGATCACCAGCATCCGCGCAGGAGACGCGACCACGTCGACGCAGAGCGGGCACCTCGAGCGGTTCAACGTCGGGACGGTCCCGCGGTGGGACACCTACACGCTGACCGGGCCGGGCATCTTCGAGATCGCGACCGGGCCGGGCTCGTCGCAGATGGTCAAGGTGGGCCCGCTGCTGCCGAACCAGGTGGTGCGGCTCAACACCGACGGGCAGAAGGCGCGCATTCAGGACTTTACGCGCGTGCCGGCGACGGCTGCCGAGCTGCTGGAGTACCGCGAATGGCTCGACGAGCTCAAGTCGTGGGCGCCGGACGCTGACGAGGCGAATGCGTCGGTGTTCGGTGTGGTTCCGCCGCAGGGCAACATGCACCGCACGATCGAGGGCTGGTTCACCCGGCCCATCCCGCCGCGGCTGGCTAGCGGCAAGGCGCAGATTCACACGGTGGCGGTGTCGATCAGCGGCGGCAACGCGAACTCGCGCATCGTGGCCAGTGGCGTTCCGCGGCAGCGAGGTCCGCAGTCGTGATCAGCTCCGCGCAGGTCGACGAACTGCTCGACCGCTGGGCCGAGGATCTCGAATCCGACATCGCCTGGCGCGCAGCCGAAGCGTCCGACCGCCTGGCCGAGGCGTTCGAGAACCAGGACACCGACTACACCGTCACGGTCTGCGACAAGTTCTGGAACCCCATCGGTGTCGCCGCCGACTACATGAAGGTCGCGGGCACGATCCCGCGCAACAACGCTCCGCAGGCCACGCTCACGCTCAAGGGCGGGCACTGGCTCAATCCTTACCTCGCCGACTGCGTCAACACCATGGTCGGCGTCATCATCGAGACCGAGGGTGTCTCCGAGGCGTTCTACGTCAAGCACCACACCGAGGAACTCAAAGACGGTGCGTGGGTTTACACCTCGGAGCTCGTCGGCATCTACGACATCCTGAACTACCTCCCGATCTGGCCGTCGTGGTATCTGCCGATCCAGACGCAGCCCTTCTCGCACGCCACCTTTGCCGGCCCGATGTGCACGGTGCTGGAAGCCGCTGCGGCACAGTCGTCGTTCCGCATCCAGACCGGGATGAACGAGTTCTTCAACAACGCGCTCTCGCTCAACCCCGATGTGCGGACCTGGTTCGGCACGATGCTGCAGCGCATCGAGAACGATGGCCCGCAGACGCTGCACACGCCGCTGTATGTGGTGCGCACCGGCCTGCTGCGGGACTCCTCGCCGCAGTTCATCAAGACGGTGCGCATGTCCACGGTCGGCGATCTGATTCGCGAGATCACCCCCGCGTACGGCGTGGACGTGCGAGTCACGTTGTGGCGGCCGGGGATGCCGCAGCCGGATAAGTGGGCGAACCTGCAGGTGCCCACCTACGTCATGACGGTCAAGGACCGCAGCCAGATCGAGGGCCCGTTCAAGAACATCCTCGACTCGGGCCTGCGCGCCGTGGTGGATGCGCAAGGCTCGCTGCTGGGCAAGACGCTCGACCCGCTGCTTAACCCGAACGGCGAGTACGCGCCCGAGGGTCTGCACATCGCGCCCGCGCTCGGTCTGGATTTCGTGCCGCCGTATGCGGTGCTGATCACCCCCGATGACATCGTTGCCGACGGGGAGGTGGTACGAGACCGGTCGGCGATCATGTCGTGCAAGATCAAGCACAGCACCCCCCTGGGGTGGCAACACATCATAGGCGGCAAGTCGCCGAAGGTCGGTGCCCCACCGGGAAACTGGTGGGGCACCGACCTTCGGACAACTCAAGTGGCTCAACGACCTGATCAACGCGTGGCTGTCGTTCGTGATCGACGCGGCCATGATCATCATCGGGTTTACCGGCGT